AAATGTTACGATAGTCGATAGATTTAATGCACCAACCTGTGCAAGCAGAAATTTCATCTAAAAGATCTTCTTCATCAGATGCTTCCCAAATTGCACCAATCACATCATCATATAATTCTTTTTTAGATTCTTCACTTGGTTCACCATCAAAAGCATCATCAAAATCAAACTCAATTTGTGTGACTTGGAATTGCATTTTTCTAATGGAAAGTTTTCGGAGTTGACGATTGGTGTCAGCAAACATAATCAGAGATACAAGAACGAACCGTAAGGATCACAAATGTGAGGATTATCTGCCAACTGAGTGATCAGATAACGAACACCTTTTGCAGGTGCTTTGTATGATGCAGGTTTGTAACATTCACCAGAGTTCTTATCAACGAACATGAAGCAAGAACGTCCGTAAAGTCTCTCACCACTGTTGACAAGATAAGACCAAACTTTGATATATTTGCGACCAACTTCATACTCAAGTTGAGTATAAACAGAATGACCAGATTCGAGTGCATTAACTTTCCACTCATTGTTGAGCACTTCGATGAGTGCTTCAGTCAGAAATTGTGGTTTGGTTTGAGTTGCGATCATTTTAGTGTTGCTCATACAACTGGGACACTTTAGAGGTGAGTAACAATAATCACCAGGTTTTTGCCATCAGAAAGTTAGCACGACTGAACTCTTCACGATCAACAACTTTGAACATACCAAACTTGTTTGTGATAACATAACCTTCATGCAGTGTTTGCTCATCACCAATCACACAAATGATTTCATCACATTCTTTGATGAACATGAACAAATCATCCTTGATTGATGCAACGAGTTTCCACAATCTGATGACGTTGGCATCACAATCAAATTTTTCTGCAATTTCATTTTCATCCACGACATTCTCATGGCGAATGCAGTCATTGATGTGTTTTTTGATTTTTGTTGCTTTGGCAGGAGTTACAAACTCACATAGAGTAGCCATTTGCTTGGCAAATGCACAAACATCAGCAATATCCTCACGATCAGGATTCAAGCTGCACTCAGGTTGTACGAAGTAGCATTCATCATTGCTGCACAGATTGTCAGTCAAAGGTGATGCAACTGCATTGCGAAGATCACCCTCAGCAACATAAACTGTGTGAGGTGCAATGATAATATCCTCAGTGATTACCTCAGGAAAGATGTAAGTGATCGTGTTGGGACGATAAGTAAGGCTACCACCATAACCAATAAAATCACCTTGAATGATAGAATCTGTGTGAGGAAGGCAATCAAAGCAAGCATGAAGAATACGCGCAACTTTACCTTGATGGTTTTTGTCAATTTCGTCATGTGAATGATTGATTTTGATTTTTACTTTGTTGAAGACAGATTTAGTGCCAACAAAGAATGTACCAGTCGCAGGATCTGTGCCCCAAACAATAGCAGGAGCACCATCCATCTTAGTTGAGATAATACTATCAGACTCAGAGAACCAGTTAAGAACTGACAGATCTCCAGTCAGGATAGAATCTTCAGGGTGTTCGATGTGTGTGTTCTTCATACTATTGGGACACTTTAGAGGTGAGTAACATTTATATCGACATAAAAAAAGAGGGTAATGATACCCTCTCCTCTTATTATCGATCAGTGGCCATGTAGAAAGCCTTATCGGTGATTGCATTCATCACAAGGGAAAGATCCTCTTGGAGTTTCTTAACCTCAAACTGATGAATCTGCCAACGAACTTTGATGTCTTCGATGTAATCTGCGCGAGACAGGAGAACTTCGGGACGTTCGGTCATGCGTTGAGTTGCTTGGTACACTACTAGAACACTTTAGAGGTGAGTAATAATATCACACAGGAAGTTTGGCAACTGATTTACCTTTACTGTGCTTCGCAATAAAGTTCAGTGCTGACTTACGATTGCGACAGATCTTTAACTGCTTGCCCTGATGAAGAATCACCAGTTTAGTATCACTACCAGCAATAGGTATGGCAGCATACATCCTAGGATCATCATATTTGCCCATGATGAATCCCTCTTCGATAGGCTTAGGTTCTAAAACAGATCTTTTAGTTTCTGTTATCTTCATCCCCAGTTCTCCATGAATTCATCTAAATTATAACCATCGCCTGTGCAGGTTTCTTCTATTAACTCTTCTAAAGAATAGTTTTGAAGTTCCTCACGATATTCTTCTGTAGTTTGATCATTTTCAGGATCAAAATCATCATGGCAGAGATAATCCCACTCTGCACATAATGCATTGATAATATCTGCTCTTGTATAATTCATCGACGAACCTCACTAATAGCAGGTTGACCTTGGTTGAACACGACATCAACAACTGCCTGAACTTTACGAGCAGTGCTGATACCTACAGTATCATATGTAGGGATGCAAACAAGACCAAAGGTCTTAGATTCACCACCCAATCTGATGACACGACCAATCGACTGACTGATACCAATGTAGTCCATGTTACGCATGAAGATAACAGCTTCAAGACCACTGACGTTGATACCCTCAGACAGAATACTGTGGTGGATAACAACAAACTTTTTGCTAGAGTCTTTGCCCCAAGCATTCAGAGTCTCGAAGAATGTCTCACGATCAACCTTCTGACCATCAATGATTGCACCTGTCCTAGATGTGATCGTCATCCAAGAATAACCACGCTGATACAACTCAGCACAGAAATCAGACTGAGAGATAAGACCCACAATCTGCTTGGTAGTACGAGCACAAATGAGAGTTTTGTTGATGTTGTTCTCATCAATCGTTTCAAGAAGATTGTCACAATCCTCTGCATACATGACTTTGCGACCTTTGATGAGATCCAGTTTCTTGACTACAACTTTAGGAGGAAGAATGTAACCCTGTTCGACAAGTTCAGGAGCAGGAACATTCACCAGAACCTGACCATAAACATCAACCCAATTCATCCCAGGTTTCTTAGGAGTAAGAGAGTGCTTAGGAGTAGCAGTGAAGAAATAGCAACGATCAGAATCAGCAGCAAAGTATTCTGTAGCAGCGAAAAAGTTTCTCTGCACAGAGTTATGTGCTTCGTCAAAATAGATCGTATTGACCTCAACATCTGCCTCCATGATACGGTGCAGGCTATGATATGTAGTGAAAATAACTACATTTTCACCCATAGTACGAGCACAATTGACATAAAGGTTAATCTTTTCTGCGTTAGTTGTGCTGGTATAGTGTGTCTCACCACTATGAACGTGCATCACATGCAGATAAGGATCTGCATTGTTAGGATCAAGAACTTCCATGAACTCAGAGCACAATTGTTCTGCCAACAAAATGCGTGGAGCAACAACAACTGTGGTGGTGCCATTCTTGATAGTATCATGGCGACGTTTTGTGTCCATGATCATTGTCAGAGTCTTGCCACCACCAGTGGGTACAATCATCTGACCTTTGTTGTATGCAAGCATACGATCAAGGATGCGATTCTGATGGGGACGAAGAGAAATAGTCACGTTCAAGTGGTTTGATACCCAAAGATAATAATAGCACCCTTACAGAGGATTGTAAAGGGTGCTGGGGGTGCTTATACAACTAGGACACTTTGGAGGTGAGTAACTTTAATTACTCATTCTTTTGTTTACACGTCCAAGAATTTTTGTTCTTCCTTTTGCATCAGGATTCTGGCCTGTCTCTTTCTTATACTTTGCAGTTTCTTGATCTTTCATAATGCCTTTGAGCATTCTTTCACCTTTACCCTTAATTTTATCTCTCTCTGCTCTAGTATATCCTGAAGCTTTGGCAGGTTTGTAGTTAGGATTAACTGCTGCTTTCTTCTTCTTAGATAGTAACTGAGATGCAGTGGGAGTTGGTTTCTTTTCAGGTGCAGATGTGCCTCCTTTCTTTGCAGCGATTCTTGCTTGTGCTGCTTTTTTTCTATCTGCTTTTACCTTATCTGCATAGGATTGTTTAACCTCAGCAGATCCTCTTTCTTTCTCAGGTTGTTGCTCTCTTGTAGATGTTTGACGTTGAGAACCAATATCTTTTCTGTCTTTATATGATTTTGCTGGCACCATCTTACCACCACCAGCAGCCTTCATTCTTCTCTTTTCAGGTTCAGATTTTCTACGATCTGCACCAACTCTACCACCTTCGCCAGATTTTTTGATCTGGGATGATCCCATCACATCCTTATCATAGGCTTCAGTAACAAATTGCGCGAACGTTTTCATTGAAAGAAAGAATAACCTTTCATTATTTATTACAATAAACCCCTATCGCTCAAAAGTCAAGCGATAGGGGTCACTTCATCAACTGTCCTCTTCTTCCTCAGTCTTAACTTTATTAACTTTAGGGCCAATTTGCACACGATTCGTTTCATAGAACCATGCAACTCTTTCTCGCCTTGCTTGCATCAACATATCATATTGATCCTGCTGATCTTTAGTGAATCGAAAATCTTGAAGTTTCCAAGTCTTACGAAGTTCTTCAAGGTGAGACAGAACGTTGACAGTTTCAGTAGGAAAGTTCATTTCAGTAATCAATTTTAGAGTTGAGATAATCGTTCATATTGAAATCTTGTTGATCTTCAATCAAATCTTCAAGATCTTCACTAACATGGTCAAAATTGACCAGTTCTTCAATTTGTTGTTCAGTCAAATAGCAATCCATTTAAATGTGCCTTACAGTAATGAAACAGTTTAGAGGTGAGTAATATTATTTGACAAGGATTTTGATTTCCTTGCATCCTTGATCTTTTAGGATATTTTCCCAAAAGATTGCATCATCAATCTTCAAAAAAGTAGCACGTTGATTAGAGAAACCTTTTTTCTTAGGTTTCATGTAGTTTACTTCATACATTATGGATCTTTGTGTCTGTACTGCTGTGATTTGTATTCATCAACATTATAACTTCTTCGATTCTTCACATATTCCAGTTCATGCCAATCAAAATTGTAGCATACAAGTAGAATGTGATTTTTCTTATGAAATGATGCTCCATGATCATGACACACTTTATCTTTCACACCTAGCTCAATACTAATACATTCATCACACTTAAAATACACCCAACCTTCGTGATTTTTCCATTTTACATAGTCATCAACCTGTGGGATGTATTTCATACAAATGCTGCCTCCAATGGATTAAGATTGAGTTGCATTGCAGTATAAGGGCGAGTATCAGAAATGTCTACCTGATCTCCACGCTTGGTGGAGTTAATAGGCGCATAATAGGTTCTCTGTTTTGTGTTGTAGAATCCCCAAATAGTTTTTGCAACAGCACCGCCGTTGAAATTGAATTTAGCATGATTGCAACACCAAATAGATAAAATGTTGCGTCTGAATTCCTCAACCTCGTAAGTGTAGCCTTTAGGTGGTTCATGAATAAAATCAGGTGGGAGTTCCAGTGTCATTGCTCACGAACAATGCGAATGCGATCAGGACTGATACCATCAGCTAAAATTTCACTGTAGCGTTGACTTGCTTCAGCTTGGGTGAGACCAGTGTCATTCTTTTCGACAAGTGTCCAACCAGATGTTTCTAATTCTTCGATTCGATAAAGTTTTTCCATTAGATTAAGTGGTAAATTCCTCAACAATTCCAGACTCAAGTTCTTCTGCTAGTGCATAAGTGCGTGACTTTATAATATTCTCACGCAAATTTGCATAGTATTGTTGATTGAAACCATCGTCAGTATCGGTGATGAGATTAAAACATTCCTCATCACTTTCAGCGATTACATTCCACAACCCACCATATTCACTGGTAGGAAAAGGAATGAAGTGATCTACAATGTAGAAGAACTTTTGTGTCATTGTTTTGAACAGATTACCTCTTAATTATATCAGGAGCAGAAGAACTCTGCAAGATAGTAGTCAACTGTGACTTCAAGTGCTGCTGCTTCGGCTTCAACCTGCGCCCAGAACTCTTGGGCGATTTGTTGTGCTTCGATTTCGTGTTTCGTCATGTCAATCAAACAGCAAGGTTTCCAGCGGGAATCTCAACGATTTCGGGATCGTTGTCATTAAATTCATTCATATCATAGCACACCCAACCTGCGCTAGTGAAGATGTAAGAGTATTCTTCACC